CTTTTTTGTTACATAAATTTCGCATCGCTATTTTGTAGAGATGTTGGTAATTGAAAAAGCAGAATCAAAGAATTGGTATTTAACGCTGACCGAAAAAGTCACGATTGCCAATCCATATTTCTTGTTTAATATGACGCATCTGCTGACGGATCAAGTTGTCAATGTCATCTTGGCTGACATTTCTGCATTCAAAGAAAGATACAATCAGTTTGCCGTTGTTGAGGGAACCACCTTCACACTCTTAAATGGGGAGTACGAATACAAAGTGTATGCTCAAACATCCGCAGTCAACACGAACCCTGACCTTGCAAATGAGCTTGTGGAAACTGGAATCTTAAAATGTCAACTTGTTGAGCAACCTGAAGTGTTCTATTCACCAGCGTGAACAAGCAACACGACATATTGCCAACTTCACCCGTTGATGTTTTCTTCGGTTTAGCCACTCAAGAGGGCGATTCGTTGTTAACTCAAGATGCGTATTTTTTAGGATTTGAGGGAATTGCTTTCATAGATTCAAAGGAATATGTTCCTACGCTTGTTTCAAAGCAATCTAACCGCACTTTGACAAGCAAGGTATACAAACCTTCGCTGACATCAAAAAAGATTGATTACACGCTGAATTTCAAAACCTATGTTTTTGAGCAAAACAATAAGCAAAGAAACATCACGCAGAGTGCGAAGAGTTATGTGCCTACAATTCAAGCAAAACAAAACACGCCTACAATATCTGCAAAGAGTTACACTCCCGGATTGAGTGAAACAATCATTCAAGATACATTTGACTTTTTGATTACGCAAGATTTAGCGTACTTGACAACTCAAGATGGGGACTATCTTGGATTTGACAAGAAATTTATTGGCTATTTACTATCACAAAACAATGACTTCTTGAGAACTCAAGACGGCAACTTTTTAGAATTATGAGCAACAAGAGAATAACTGACTTAACCGAATTAACAACCCCGACAACGGACGATGTATTTCCTGTTGTAGACATAGCAACCAACACCACCACAAAAGTTCAGTTGGGCAATCTCCCGACAACAACTGCGGTGACAACTGCTCTTGCTACCAAACAAGATTCACTTGTTTCGGGAACAAACATCAAGACCATCAATTCAACATCGGTTTTGGGTAGTGGGAACATCCCAGTTCAAGAAACTCTTGTAAGCGGAACGAATATCAAGACAATAAACTCAACAAGTTTGTTGGGAAGTGGGAACATAACAATCGCAGCAAACCCAAGCGGTGTATCGGGTGCAATTCAGTTTAGCAATGGAAGTGCGTTTGCAAGTGATGCCGCAAACTTCTTTTGGGATGACACAAACAATAGGTTGGGAATTGGTACGAATGCACCGACAAGTGAATTAACTATTCTAAAAGGTGGGGGAACCCCTTACAATATCGCTAATACCGTACTTCAATTAAAAAGCAATACCACAAATACTGAAGTATTATTATTATTAGCGGATAATTCAAATGCCGTGTCATTAGTTTATGCGGGTAATTTAACTTCTAACAATCAATATATAGGATTTAAAGGGGGTAGTGGGAATGCAATACTAAGGCAATATAACAATGATTCGATTGGCATTGGGGCAACAACATCACCTTCTGCGAGAGTTCAAGTTGTAGGCAGTGGCTCAACATCCGCCACAACATCGCTTTTGGTGCAGAATAGTGGAGGGAGTGGTTTAATTGAAATAAAAGATAATGGGGAGTGTAATATCGGTGGTAATACAACAACTGCGAGGGCAAACATAAATTTAAGCGGAAGTTTTTCTGGTTCGCTAAATTTTGCAACAATCAATTTTGCCAATTGGAATGGGAGTGTTTATGCTCGTATGGCTGGTATAAATGCAGCAGATGGAACTTTTATTTTTGGTGGTACATCTATCAATGCATCAGCAAAAGTTCAATTTGATTCAACCACCAAAGGATTCCTACCACCCCGAATGACAACAACCGAAAAGAACGCCATCGCCACACCTGCCGCAGGATTGGTTGTTTACGATTCTACAACAAACAAACTATGTTGCTACAATGGTAGCACTTGGAACGATTTATTCTAATTTTGTAAACAAATAATATATGAAAGCAATATCTATTCTTACAAGCGTAAACCTAACAAGCGGTTTATCAATCCCATCGGGTTCAGTAGTAGTAATCGCCGAAGGTTACGCCGACATCAAAAGTCAAAAAGACGGAATCATCCCAGCCCAAATCGCCACATTTGTTTTTGCAAGTGTACAAGCATTGGCAGAAGGCAAAGCCCCGATTCAAGGCATTGAAGATTTTAACACCACTTTTGCGGGTTTGGAGTTAAGCGTTGCGAGTTATGAAAGTTTATCAGCAGAAGTTTTGTTGATTAATGCGGTTGAATCAGCACTTGAAAAGATTTACCCTAATCAAGTTGAAATAGTTAATTTGTAATTAGTGAAAAACCTGAATGATACCACGGCATCCATCGCCACTGCGGTCAGTGGTTCAAGTGCTTTCATCACTTTTGCTCAAATTTATCAGCCACTTGTTACTTTTGGCGTGGGTGTTCTTGGTATTATTTCGGGCATTTTGGCTGTTATCTATTGGGCTAAAAAAATTAATCGCATCAAATGACCGTAAAAAAACCATCCGCAAATCCGCTTCCAATTTCGTTTGATCAATTCCGAAAGAATCCCGTTGCTGGGGTTGCTTTCCTTGCATTGGTAGGTGTGAGCTATTTATACTATGATGTCAAGTCATCATACACCGAGCAACTTGAAAACTCCAACAAGAAGATTGAAGCGTTGGATTTGAAAATTGATCGTCTTGGATATGCTCTCAAGAAATCCGATTCCGCTTTGGCTGCTGCCATCACAGAACTTCGCATCATCAACACCGTCAAAAAACTATGAGATACTTTGTCATTTTGTTTTGTCTGTTCATCGCAGCCATTGAGATTGCCTTCCCAGTTGGTGCAGTTACAACACCCCCGATTGATGAGGTGGAAGCAATGTTGAAAAAGGTTGAAGTAAATCTCCGTCAAGCATCCGCAGTTGTCTCCGTAGCAAAAGCCAAAGGAGAAGAAATGGTTGAAGGCAAGGTGCAAGAAAAAGCCGAATTGAAAGAAGCCGTGGTGAATGCTGAAAAGAAAGCCGAATCCGTGGTTCAACAGATGCAAGTTGTTCAAAACCAAATGGAGGTGTATGCCGTCAAGATGGTAGGTGCTGGATTAGATACCACCACCACACCAATTGAGTTCAAAGGAGTGATCTATGATGCGTATTTGAACTATCTCTCCGAAGGTGGCAAAGAGGATTTTGACTATTTCAGGATGTACCTATGGCAGCCAAAGTAAACATCACATCATTTCGGGCTAAACCCAAAAACAAATTGGGCAGACACACCAAGCACAAGAACAAACACAAGAGTTCAAAACCATATAAAGGACAAGGCAAATGATAGACAAAATCAAACAAGCGATGAAGGTGAAGAACTACAAGTTCTTTGAATCAGGTGATTACAACTTGAACATCATTGGGATTCGCAATTCGGATACTGGAAGCAAGGTGACAAATGTCTTTGATGACTTGTTAACCGTCAGTTACAAAATCGGTGATGTGTGGCATTTTAAGAAATGGGCTGCGACAACTGATCCAGGCACAAAGGGAGTGAAGGAATTTCACAATGCTCAAGGCGTTGCTCGTTTAGTTCCCGGACAATATCGTGGTTCACACGCCATCGGATTGCATCAAGGCAAATACGAAGCGTTAAAACAAGCCAAACCCGTGAAGGTTTATCGTGATGCCAATAAGGATATGACCTACGACACCAAGTTGATCACCGAAGGTATCTACGGAATCAACATCCACAAGGCTGGTGCAGATTCAACTTATGTTGAGAATTGGAGTGAGGGTTGTCAAGTGTTCAAAAAGTCAGCAGATTTTGACGAGTTTATGGCTTTGGTCAAAAAGGCTGCCACCTTGCACGGCAATTCATTCACTTACACACTATTAGAAAGCAAAGATTTATGAAAAAATTAATGGAAATTTTCAAGGGTGACAAAGGAGAGATGTCATCAAAACGATTCGTGGGCATTATCGGTGCTTTTGTTTTGTTTGCTACAATGGCTCATAATTCTCTCAGCCCTGCTGATATCGTACCTTCTCCAGAATTGGTGAGTGCCGTGGAATTCATCGTGATTGCTTGTCTTGGATTCACATCTATTGACAAGTTCTCAAACAAAAAAGATTGATTGCTATTTGATAGAGATGATATTCCAAAGATTAAACTTTCACGACAACAAGCTCCCTGTTTTCAAAGAGAACAAAGCGAAAGGATTCGTGACTTTTGGTGCTGACAATCTCTATCCTGACTTTCTCATTGAGTTATTCAATAAATCACCCAAACACAATGCCATCGTTTCTGCAAAAGCATCATACATTGCTGGAATAGGTACGGAGGTATTTGGTTCAAGCACGGAGGAGATTGCAAAAGCCGAAGCAAAACTCAAAAATATAAACGCCTACGAGACCTACGAAGAACTCAAAGCAAAGATTGCATACGATGCCGAGTTGTTCAATGGGTTTGCAGTTGAGGTGATTTGGAATAAAGCCAAGACCGCACCATCCGAATACTATCACATCCCATTCAAGGATGTTCGCAAAGGTCTTGAGGGTGAGTATGTGTATTGTGCGGATTGGACTGATACAAAAGCGGAGAAGATTCATTACCAACCCTACAACCCAATCACGAGAGAATCAAAGCAATTGTACTATTGTCAGTTCTATCGTCCCGGTGAAGGCACTTATCCGCTTCCCGATTATGTAGGGGCGTTGAAATATATTGAGGTTGACACCGAGATTTCCAATTACTACTTGAATAGCATCAAGAACGGATTTACGGCACAAACCCACATCCAGTTGTTCAAGGGCATCCCTACACCTGAAGAAGCTCGTGCAACTGCAAGACGATTCAAAGAGAACTATCAAGGCACGGACAATGCCGGTGGTTTGATTATTCAATACAACGATCCGACCGAGAAGGAATCGGTTATTTCCAACCTTCAACCATCGGATTTTGACAAGCAATTTGACTTGTTAAATAAGACCGTACAACAAGAGATATTTGTTGCACACAAGGTCAACTCTCCAATGTTGTTTGGAGTGCGTGTAGAGGGGCAGTTAGGTGGTAGAACGGAGTTAATTGAAGCATATGAGATGTTTCATCACGCATACATTGAACCACGCCAACAAA